TGGTTACAATGGAGGGCCATCCGGACACGCTCATTGCGAAGACGGTGGCTGTCCAAGACTGCAAGAAAATAGCCCAAGCGGATCAAACTACGACAATTGCATAGCAGTGCATGCAGAGGCTAACGCCCTACTGCATAGTGACTACACATCAAATGCAAAAAAAATATATATAAATGGACCGCCATGCTTTGACTGTGCTAAGCTCATTGCAAATACTACAATAAAGAAAATATACTATATAAATGATATTACATATATTAAATGGAAAGAAATAAGAACTTTCCTCAATAAATCAGGAATAGAAACGGTAGAAATATCAGATGCCAGCATCTAAGTTAAACTATATAGTTCTTTATGATGGAGTCAGTCAAGTGTTTGGCTGCTCATCAAAAAAGATCGCATTAGAATCTCCACCACCAAGTGGTGTTGATGTAAGTAAGAAGAAGATATATTTTATAACATTAGAACCAGACACAAACAACCTGTGTATTCATAAAGTGGAAGAAAATGAGTAAAAAAGAAAAAGCAAAAAAGAAAGTAATTTTAAAAATCAAAGCACAAGAATCATATATCCAAGCAGATAGTGATTTCTTTATTAAAGTAGCAGAAGCGTTAGAGTTACTCGCCAAGAATACAGAAGATAAAGCTCAAAAGAATCACTTGGTAAGCAGTGCAACTTTCATAAGAAACGCTTCATATGAAAATACTTTTAATCCACAAGATAACGATTACTTTGATGATTGGGACTAAGAATAATGATAGACCTATGCGTGGTAAACCACAATACAAGAAGACTAATGCAGCGTTTTTTGGACGACCTGCATAGTGATTTAGACAGTTCAAATGGCGCGCTCAACTGGAAACTCTACATAACAGACAATGACTCTAGTGATGACTTTGTAGAATTTATTAGAACCAAAGGTCATACATATAATATAGAAAATCTATTCCTCAGAAAGAATATAGGATATTCTGCAGCGTGCAATTATATGGCATCTAAAGGTAATTCAAATATAATTGGATTGTTGAATTCTGATGTTTGGATGAAAAACTCTGATGTAAATAAAATTCAAGAAATATTTGACAATAATCCAGACATACATATTTTAGGGCCAAAACAAAGAGATGAATACGGAAGAGTAACTCACGCAGGTATAACTGGAACAGGATCAAAACCAGTTATGAGAGGCTGGATGGTTAGTGACAAAGACGATACTATGTTTAGGGATCAATTAGAATGCGTAACAGTTTCTGGTTCTGCGTATTTTATAAGAAGAGAAGTATGGGACGCAATGACCAATAACCAAGAATATAGGAAACTTCATCCGGAAGCAGAGGGAGCATTTTTGCCTACTCCTCATTATTATGAAGAAACTTGGTGTTCATATTTTGCAAGACATTTAGGTTATAATGTTGTTTATGATGGTTCGGTTTCAATTGGCCACAGTTGGCATGCATCATCAGCTAAACCAGGAGAAGGTGTAAGTCACGTAGATCACTACTTCCCTATCTCTAGAGAAATATTTAGAAAAGCATGTGATCATTTTGGAATAGAAAGAGATTAATTATGAGCGACAAATTAAATCCATGGATATATAACGCAGAAGTAAAAAAAGTAGTTGATGGTGATACTTTTGATATCATTATTGATCTTGGTTTCGATGTAATGAAAAAGAGTCGCGTTAGACTATACGGTGTAAATACACCAGAAAGTCGCACTTCTAATATTGAAGAAAAAAAACTTGGCCTCGCAGCAAAGGAGTTTACCGATCAGTGGTTGACTAAAGCAGGGCATTGGGTTAAAATAGAAACAGTAATAGATAAAAACGAAAAGTATGGTAGAGTATTAGCCAAGGTATGGGATAAAGACGGAAACTGCTTAAACACAGATTTGGTCACAGCCGGCTTGGCTAAAGAATACTTTGGTGTTGGCGATAAAACTTGGACAGAGTTTAAAAAGGACAAATAATGCAAACGTTTCTTCCATATGATGATTTTCTTCAATCAGTAAAGGTCTTAGACTATAAAAGACTAGGAAAACAAAGAGTTGAAACATTTCAAGTTCTTAACATACTTCTTGATAGAACGCCTACAAAAGGCTGGAGAAATCACCCAGTTACTCGCATGTGGGCTGGTTACGAAGAAGCGCTAAAACTCTATCAAAATCTTACAATAGAAGAGTGGATTGGTAGGGGCTATAAAAATACCATGCAGCTTGAAGTAATTAATATGCGTGACATAAAAATGCCACCATGGTTTGGTGGTAAAGAATTTCATAGATCGCACAGATCAAATTTACTTCGTAAAGATTACGAATATTATTCCCAATATTTTGACGAGCCAACAAATTTAGAGTATCATTGGCCAGTATGAGCGTAAAAGTATTTTTATCAGGAGCAATGGATTACGTAGGCGACTATGCAATTCATTGGAGAAAGTCAGCAACTAAGTCTTTAGAGTTTCTTGGTTATGAGGTCTTGGATCCTACGGCTATTCCAGAGGATTTAAATGAAATGTCTCCAGAAGAAGTAGCTCAAAAAAATTTGTTTTTACAAAAAAAAGCAGATATACTCCTAGTCGAATACATGCTTAAAGATCGCGCATATATAGGTACTGACTTTGAACTTGCGTGGGCAAAAATCCACGGTCAACCGTCAGTGGTCATGTGTTCGCCCCACTATAAAAGTAGGGTATACATGAAATATATGGCAACAAAACTTGCAGATAACCTGCAAGATGCGATAGAATATATCGCAATACATTATCCAGCTAATTAACAAAGGAAAAGGTAATTATGTCAGACAATAAGTTCAAGTACTTTACTGTTGAGTCTGTTGTGGTCGTTAAGGCCAACAATAAGGCTGACGCAGAGAAGCTTGCATCGGGTCGTCGTGGAGTTCAGGGTGAAGTCATCTTGAAGACGACTGATGTTGAGCGCATCTCAGCAGTAGAGGCTCGCAAGCAAATTGAAATCTGATTTTAATCAGTAGTTAAAAATGGGAGAGTAGTCATGTGCTACTCTCCCATTTTTTCTTAACAAAGGAAAAGTAATGATTTACGGTTTAATGGTAGCTAGAAACGAAGAAAATAGATACCTAGAAGAGTCTTTAAAAAGACTATCAAATCAAGTAGACAAAATAATATTTACAGACGATTGTTCAACTGATGGCACTCCAGATATAGCTAGAAAGTATGCTGAAGTGTATTCTACTTCAGAGAATTTATTCATTAAGCATGAGGGGCAATTAAGGTCTGAAGCTTGGTCAAATCTTTCAAAACACGCAAAGCCAGGAGACTGGATTGTTGCGATAGATGCAGACGAAAAAATATATACACTAGATAATTCTTCAATAGAAGAAACATTAAAAATGTCACCGTACGATGTTGTTAACGTCAGAAGATATGAAATGTGGAATAGCGAAGGTTATAGGGTTGACAAAATGTGGGCACCACATAATACGATGCGTATATTTAGGTATAATGATGGCGGAGTTTATTTAGACAAAGTTTTAGCGTGCGGTTCTGAGCCAGTGTATGTAATGCAATGGGTTAGAAATAGAAACTTCTGGCTAGAATCAGGTATAATAATGCAGCATCTTGGCTACCTTAGAGATGAAGATAAGGAAGCCAAGTACGAAAGATATACAACTATAGACAATGGAAAATTCCATAACATTAATCATATCAATTCAATAAAAGATCAGTCACCAGTCTTGATACCGTGGGGTATCTTCGGAGATAAAAAGGTAGAATTACAATGAAAACATTAGGAGCCAAAGAAACGATTAAGCAGTTGACATATAGAATGTCCAATAGGCAGAGATTTTCTTATGTTGGATTTTCTAAGTCAGCCGTCTTAGCAGCTGCTGGAAAGATTTCTCCAGATAAAAGACCGCCAAAAAATTTTACAAAAGCTATTTTAAATTCAATGGAAACATCTGATAAAAACTTTATGAAATGTGTTCCAAATTTCCTATTACATTCAAACGAAGATGTAAACGTATCTTCTTTAAACGGATTTAAAGACTCAGTAATTTATGATGCCGGGATGTTTGAATATTATTTCTTAAATAGAAAAGATATTTTTGATGATTTTGTTAATTTCTACATTAAGAACAGTAAAAATTTAGTTGTTTCTTTTCACGATAAAAAGCTAACACAAAAGCTAATTGGAAACCCAACTTATCATATCCATGTTCCATATAATGATTTCTACGATAGGTTAGATCAAGTGTCTAGTCAGATTATTCAGCTGGATGGGCAGATTGACCATTGTATACTTGATTGCCCAGTGCTAGCTCCTGCTTTAGCGAGTAGAGTTTGGCAAAATTCAAATATATCTATATTAGATTTTGGAAAATTATTTACAATAGCAAATAAATAAGATAATGAAAAAGTCAGAATTTCTCGATGGCGACGATATCGAGTACATGGTTGACCTTTTATTGGATAGCTCGTTATCTTTAACTGATATAGCAAAAGAATTAGATTGCTCTATACAGACTTTAAACAAAAAAATAAATCAACATGGACTTTCTTGGCTTAAGAAAAGCCATAGAAAGATGTCAAGAGGTCAAGCAGCACTAACAGCAGTAATGCAAAAGCTGTTGCCAAACGAAGAGATACTCAATGAGTATCACTTAGGCGATAGATTGAAACTTGATGTTTACTGTCCAAAGTATAAGATAGGAGCAGAGTATCACGGTCGTCAACATTTTTATTTTACTGGTAGATTTTTTAAATCTAGAGAAGACTTTGAAGACGCAGTAGCGAGAGATAATAAAAAGATAGCCAGATGCGAAGAGCTCGGAATTGCTTTAATTGTATTTAGGTACAACGATAAACTTACAGAAGAAGCAGTTTATGAGAGAATGATTTCTGCAATTAGAAACTCTCCAAATAAACCTTCTAAGGAAATTAAAAAGCCAAGTATTGTTAAGAATAGTTATTATCAAGAAAGAAAAAAGAGCTATAATGATAGCAAGAAAAAAAGATACAAAGAGCTGAAAAAGAAAAATGACAACAGAAGAAAATCCAAATAACTTTCCTTTAGAATATCAGATTTTTGCCCTATGCCTAAGAAAGGATGGGGCAATTAAATTTTTTAATGAGAATTTAAATTCTAATATAGTCGGGATTAACCATGGAGAGAACGGCATATATGAGTTCTACAATGCTTTAATTTCTTATTACAAAGCAACACAGTTATCGATAGTCGACCCAATAGCTTTCAAGTCTTGGCTGCAAACGGAAACAGAAATCTATGACGCTTTGGGTGGCGAACCTGGTGTTGAAACTATGTTTTCAATCCTGATGAAAATGGATTTATCTAGTTCTGAATCTATATTAAAATTAGTTGAACATAAGGCAAATAAAAGAAAGCAAATTGATTACCTTCAAGAGCTTCAGGTTTTAATTACACAGAAATCAAACAAATCAGATGAGGATATAGAAAGAATATCTATCTTAACTCAAAAGATTAGAGAATTAGAAAGTCAGATTAATTACGATCCATTAGAAAATATAACAACAGCCTTAGATATATCTTCTAGAGCAGAAGAATTGTTAGTCATACCAAACTTTCTTCCAACTCAATTTAAATCATTAAATAGAGCTATGGGCTATACTGACAATGGCGGATTTTTTAAGGGAGCTGTTCATGCGATTATAGCTCCATCCGGCAAAGGTAAGTCAACTTTTGCAAAGTGCCTCGTTAACAATTGGGTAGACAAAGGTTATTCAGCTTTGTTTGTTAATTTTGAAGAAGCTGTTTCTCACTGGGAAAGAGTTTTAATGACTCAAATAATAGGAAAAAATATTTATTCTGAAGCTAGTAGTTGGAGCCCAGAAGATAAACAGAAGTATGTTGCTCTTTTTAAAGAT